TTACCTAGCGTGTCGTACAAACGACTGATCTTTGTATCATAGTTGGAGAAGTAACTACTCTTTCCACCACCAATGCTTTGCACCTTACTTGCCCAAATAGTTTTGCCGGATGTAACGGGATTAGGAATAGCAAAAGTTGTGCCTAAAGTAATATCTAAATACTGGCTTACTACTCGACCGTAGTCTGCCTGCACTCCGTCAATATGGAAGTAAGTAGATGTAGACCCTGAAGTATTAGCGACAGATACTGTAAAAGGAACAGTAGTTTGCCCAGCAGATAGCTGAACTGTAGTGTGAATTCTTTTCCACCCGTTAGCCTCAGCAGCAGATATTGTAAATGTGTTAGTGCCTAAAGTATAGGTAGCCTCTGCTTTACGTACGTACATAGAAACAGTAAAATCTTCTCCACCAATAGCTGCTAAACCTAGGTGGGCGATACCAGATAAAGAACCTGTAGAGCTATAGGTTAACTTTCCAAAATACGTTCCAAACTTAGGTAACAAAGATCCGTCTGAAGCAATACGAGTAAGTGTTCCGCTATCTGCAGTCCAATCTGTCGTATTGGTTTCAAATCCGGAGTTACTTACATAGTTATATAGTTCTTTTGTTTCCCATTTACAGTCTGCTGGAGCATAATATTTTTGAGTTATTGGGTTAGAGATAACTGCTCCGCCGTCACCGGAAAAGAACGGGTCTACAATAGAAGACTTCTCAAGAAGTCCTCCGTCTAGCCAATAAGCATCTCCTGCAATATTGTCTGTAGAGTAAAAACTAACTTTTACTAAAGGGTTTCCAGCATCCTTAGAAAAAGGAGGGGTAACACCTTGTGCGTATACTTGTGTAGGTACAGTAGTTGAAAGAGTAAAGGGATCGCTATCAATAGTATAGACATCTGTAGGGTAGTACTGCCCATCTACATCTGACAAAATTGATGATTGAAGTTCCCTACTAGGCTGGTTAGAAAACTCTAAACGTACCTTTATCGTTCTAGCTGCTGAACCCATCATATAAGCACTGGCAATAATTTCTTGTCCAGGTTCTATAGCAACCCAGTCTGATATAAATCCTGTAGTACCTGTTGCTGTAGAGATTAACTTACCTATTGTAATTCCCTTAATAAGGGCTTCAGTCTTTATAGTATCCTGACTTAAAGACCCGTTTAAAGCTGTCCAAGAACTTAAACCGTATTCCATTTCAGGATTAAAGAAATAGTTTTCTTTTTCCCCAGCAACATCCACATAGATCTTACGGGCGTCTTCATACATAAAGCTGTGTTCTGGTGTTGAAAACTGAAACATATCAAAGTACACAATATTAGAGGTTGCAGCTGCAGGTGTTACTGTAAGAGTTACTTTAGCAAATTTAGCGTTTAAAGGAGAGAGCTTTCCATTTCTTCCAGAATCTGAAATGCTAGTAAACTCAGCAAAAGAAGTAGTTGTTGTGAGAGATGTCCCTGCAGAAGTAGTTTCAATTAAAGTTCCAAACTGATCATACCAAGTAATAGTTGCTGAAACGGTTGTTGCTACCGCAGTACGTCTAGCATGCCCAGAAAAAACATACCGAGTATTTCCTTCGATAGGAATTCCATTAGTTTTAATATCAAGGCCTGTGGCAGGCAAAGACATAGTAATTGGAGTAGTAGACGCGGTTGCTAATCTTCCCACTCCTAGAGCTTTTACAGGGTTTAATGTATCGGTAAATGGTGTTGGAGCAGAGATGCCGGCTGCACTGTATGTAGTTGACGAAAGTGTTCCGCTAGAAACACCCCAGCGCCCAACTGATTGCTCAAAAGAAGAATCATTATAGTCAAGCATAATGTTATGGCCAAGACGATATACAGCTCCCCAGTGTGTAAGGGCTGTTGTATAAATAGTTAAACTTTGAGATGTGCCTTTATAGGAGTTAATAATATTGCCTGTAGCAGCTAAAGACCTATTATAAATATCTCCCAAAGCAGCCTCATATTGAAGACCTAAACTTGTAGTCTTTGCATTTAGTAGCGCACTTGGGGTATAGACTGGATCTAAAGAGTTTGCTAAAATACTTCCTTGTACTCGCAAATAGTCGTACATAAAAGAAAAAACACCTAAGGTAGTTACTAAGCTGTTAGTATTATAAGTTGAAAGTCCTTCTCCAGTACCATCAACTTCGTTAAGCCAGGCTTTAGGAAGCCAGCTAGCCATCTTAGATAAAGAAGTTGTTTCTCCTACTAGTATCGCATAAGATGTTCCACAAAATTTCCAACCTGAACCATTAAATAACCAAATAGAATAAGAAACCTCTATGTTTTCTATGTCGGTGATAACATCAGTAAACGAGGTACTAATACTAGAGTAGTTACCTCCTGCAAGGATAGTTCCGTTATCGGGATCGTCTACGCTTCCAGAATAACTTTTAACTAAAGCCCAGTGTGTAGGGGCTGCGTCATTAGGGTCAGGGACAATTGGGTCCCAAACAACTCTAATTGTTTGATAGTCTATTGAGGTTGCAAATATGTTTGATTGGTAGTAGACACTTACTACAGAGGTTACGCCATAACGTACTCCAGACCCATATTTTCTAGTGCCGTACTTTGCCATTTATTAAATTCCGCCCTCGACTGTAGTTACCAAATTAGTAGACAAAAGGTATGGAATCTCATTTGCTGCTAAAGAAATAGTTCCTACTGATCCAGAAGCATCTTTAGAAAGCTGAGTTACGGTAGCTGAAACTACTCCAGGAAGATTTTGAATAGCAGAAGTAATTGTAGAAAGAGGAATTGTTCTACCAAAGGTATTATTATCATAATAGAACAAGCCGGTTTCACCCAACATTGCCTGATAAATAGATAGTTTTACATCTGAATTTTTCCAAGCAGAGTCAGCTACAACAGTAGCTGTTAAGTAAATTGGAACATAAGTTGGAGGAAGCACGCTTAACGTTGTGCCCGCTAAAATTTTATCTGACATGTAGCTTGCAACATCAAAAGAAAGATTAGTCCACGCAGATGTCGGAGTCAAAGAAATTGCTAACCCACCAACAACATACGCTGTAGTTACTGTACTTGCTACGGTAAACGTTACAGTAGAAGGTACTGATGTAATAACCGCTCCTTGAAGGTTGTAGGCTACAGGATCAACACCAGAAATATTTACGGTATTGCCCACTGCAAATCCATGGTCTACGTCTGTAGCAAACGTTACTGCCGTGCCGGTTGTAGAAATACCAATAATGTTTGCTTGAGGATACCCCGTAGCTGCTTGTCCATCATTTAAGGGTTGAATATACAAATTAACGTTGGTGTATACGCTAGAAGCTGCACTAGCTTTACCCACACCTTCAGCAAGATTTGCTAAGTAAGAAAAGTCTTCTAAGGTTACAGCTCGGCGTCTTGTAGAAACCGCAGCTTTAATTTTATTTTTAATGTTTACTGTAGTGTCTCCATCAGCACCGCCTGACGCAGGTGAGCTATTAGACACAGTAAAGTAAGAAGTAATTTGTGGATCTAAATTGCCGGGAAAAAATGTAAGTTCTGTGATAGAGAGGGATTTAATATTTCCTGCAGACCCAACGCTTACCTTATACGTTGCACTTATAAGCTGGCCGCTTGGAGGAATAGATCCGTTTACATTGTCACCAAATACAACATCAATTGTTCCATCTTCATTTGGAGTTGTAGTAAATACTCTATCGCCAGGTCCAGACTCAAAAAGATTATCTACATACGTCCAGTTACCAAAAGCAACTCCTTGGCCAACATATACCGTAATAGAATTATTTACAATACCTGATTCAGGAATTGTAAAAGATTGAGTAGCTCTGCCGTCTGACGTACCTAAGTTAGCTGGCAAAGCAATGTTAAATGTACTATCAATTAAGTCTGGTTTATCAGTGTTTACTGTTTTTCCTTCTTGGCATGGGAGAGTAATTGATGCGCCAGGAACAACTGCTGTAGCTGAAGTTGTCGTTTCAAAGTATACTTCAGAGTATTCACCAAAAGAAAGAGGGGCTATAACTTGAGTTCCAATTGGTATGTCAAGTGTGCTATTACTAATGTTAGTAAAGGTTACATTTACTGTAGCTGGAGTTGGACCTGAGATTACATAGTCGTACAGCTTAGCAAAAGACAACAAAGTTTTACGTTGAATGGCTGTGTCAATAGTAGTTTCGTTCGCAATACGGTCTAAGTAGTGAGACATAATGTCTCCCATATATGCAAACGTTTCTACTAGCACGTTTCCTAGATCAGAGTAATCAGTAGGGTCCCAAGTAGTATTGGTACGCTCTTTGATTAAGTCAACTAAGTCTGCCTTTAATGCAGCAAAATCTCTAGATGTATAGTCAATTTGCATTATCTTAATACTCCTCTGTCGTAGTTCCGTCGTAGTTAATTGTTGCGGTATTAATTGTTAGGGATGTAAGTGTATCATCTGGAAGCTTTAAAGACACAATGACGTTTTCAGTGCCGTCGATATTTTCCCCAGCAAAGTCTACTGAGGTTACGGTTACCTGAGGGACCCATCTCGATACCGCCTCAGATATGGCAATAGGGATTGCAATTCTAGCGTCGCTATTGTTTTCAAATAAGGTCCTGCTCCAGTCAACTCCATAGGTTGGCTGCATTGGGCGTTGACCAACGTAAAACGATAATAGGGTTAAAACCTTATCTAAATAAATTTTTGCAGGAGAATCTGTAGATTGAACTATTCCAGAAGGGCTTATAGTATATGGAAAGCTAATTGCTCTGTTCATGATTGTACTCCTATCCATACTGGGTAATCAGGATCTCCAGCGACAAACATAACCCATACTAATTGGTTTACAGCCGGAAAAGTTCTATAAAAGGGGTGTTCAGGTTTTGCTAAATCAGGATGCGTAGACTGTGTCTGCGTAGCAGTAGTACCTGGGGCACTAAGTCCGCTAGCGGCAGTATATCTGCTAACCTCTAAAGTGTCTGTAGTAGCAGTAGGAGAAGACACCACAACATTTTTATTTACAATTTTTTTAATAGTAGTGTGAGGATGGTTTAGCTGACCCCCACCGCTTTTAGCAACAACAGTCAACGCAGGAACTGTACCACCACCGCCACCGCTAACAGTAGCTGCAGTTGTTGTGAGTAGTGCTGCAATTTGTGCAGCAGTATGGGGTTGATGATCTGGGTGATAAGAAGAAGACGTGATTGGTAAACATGCCGGAGCCCAGTTATGGGACTCAACTCCTGTAGGTCCGTGTACTAAAACTTGAATTCTATTCTGCTTCAGTGGGTCATTAACCCCAGTAACTTGTCCAGAATAAATACCATAAAAACGAGGACGACCTTGTGGGTCCATCATATACTCAGAAGCGTTGCTCACTTTAATACCCTTCCACTACTAGTAGCTACCCATTGTACCGTCTTTTTTATTCTATCTATATTTGGTGCCTGATCTTTAAAGGGAGTTGCCCCAGTAATTTTTGGCACAGCAACCTTAGAGGTATTTTGAACTGCTGTTTTGGAGGTGACTCCATATTTAGGGTCTACAGTGGAAGCATTAGGGGAAAGGTTATACTCGCTAAGCTTGGCAGGAGCTACAGTAAGCGACTGATTAGCAAAATCGCTTTGAACATCTCTAGTATCAGCCCTAGTTTTAGCTTTTGAATCTGTCTCCCCTATTACGTCCGTTCCTACTTCAATTTTCATTAAGTACTTTGCTACACGTCCACCAAAAACATGCTCTACAGAAAGAACAGTCCAATATCCAGACATACCATTTGGAAGACCATCTAGGTAAATAGGGTCATAAGGACGAAGAGTTGCATGGCCTACAATAGTTACCTTTGCCCTATGTTGATACTTTTTAGTGTCACTAAATGCTTGAGCTATCTGTTTTGAGTTAGTTAAGTCTTTAATAACTTCATGAGGATAGTGAGTTTTAAAAAAAGCTGTTTGCGTTCCGTCAGATTTATTAATTGAAAAGTTACTCATTATCTGTCCAATTTTTTAGCAAAGTAACTCTTACTTGGAATAACTACGCCAGCATTTCCTGGAGCCGGTGCCTTATGGGTGTGCGTAGCTTTAACCGCTGCTCCGGTATGGGTGTTAACTCCGCTTATAACTCTATCTATACGCACTGAATGTTCTGGTGATTGGTCAGAAATTATTGGTTCAAAAGCAAGAATAGTGCCGGTCATACGAAGAGACGCCGGAACAACACCACCAACTTCAGCGTCAACGTAGTTAAAATACGGCGCAGAATTTTTTTGGCTTTGATAAATCTTATCCTTAGATACAAAAATTATAGTTGTATTTTCAGTGCGTAAAGCAAACCCGTTTTGTTTAGCTAAGCTTCGACACAGCTGCCAGTCACTTTGCCCAGACTGAGATATTTGAGCACGAACTCTTGGGTCTCTTTGAGTAACAGCTTCTAAGCTATTCTTCTTGGCAATTTTAGATACAACTTGATCTGCGGTAACATTTTTATAAATCTTTTGATCAGTGTTTTTTAGAACCCAAGACGCCCCTACGCATACGATGTCGGTATTGCCACCCTGTTGAGAAAAATCTTGCCGAACATGGTGAATGTACCCGTTCCAAGTAGACTTAAGTTTTCCAGAACGATAAGTAAAGACTATTGGATCTCCAGACACAATAGCGTTTTTTCTGTTAGTAGGCTTTCCTTTATAGTGAAGAACTAAACGATCATGCTCATCGGGATCTTGATGCAGCTCAGCGCCAATTAGAATAAGTTCCATATCAGGTGCTTTAGGAAACGACGCAACAAAGTCACTATCTTTTGCGTTAGAGTTCCATACAAAATTCTTTTGTGCAGGGGTTCCTGAGTAACTAGTTGCCATATGGAACCCTTAAAATAGTGCCTTCTTCGATATTAAATGGGTCTTGAATTTCTGGATTAATGTCCAAAATTTCCCACCAATACTTAGCCCCTACACCAAAAACTTCAGCAAGGTTAGATAAATTGTCTCCGTTTTTCCAAGTGTAAGTAATGTAGTTAACTTCTTTGTTATCAGCAAAACGTCTAAAAACAGAGATAACAAACCCATCAGTGTATTTGTCTGGAGTCTGAGTTAAAGAACCATTATAATATCTAGAAACTCTTTCTATCATTTTTTATCCATTCTGAGTGCTAGCTAAGTATTCTTTAGTTGATGCTACAGATGCACCTGTTCCAAAGGCTTCTGTTTCATTCCAAAGAGCTGGGTAACGAGCAAATGTAATGTTGACAGTACTAAGCATAGGCACCATGTTTAAATCAAACATTGCGTGGCTTACTGAAAAACTTGCAACAGATCCATAATACCGCAAGTTTTCATTTAAGACTAACCAGCAAGGCACACCAGTTGTATATCCAAAGTCAGCGGTAGCACCCTTGTACTTTGTGCTTAGTAATAAGGATTCCTTTAAAGGATCTCCATTTAGTACCCTATACAAAAATTCAATATCATATTCTGTACCACGATTTAAAATACCTTGTTTTTCAATCTCAGTAAGATCTCTTCCATAAACCTGTGCCTCAGGAACTTTTGGATTCTTTAGGCGCAAGTATTTTAAATCAGGTATGCGGTTAATATATACCTCAACATTAACAGCAGAGTTACCTGTAAGTAAGGTAGCAGGATCACTCGCTCCTAATGTCCAGTCGACAGAATTATTAGATGAACTTTGGTACCCAAAGGTAGAAGGATTATACATAAACCTAAAACCCCATTGATTTGTAGCTCCCTTAGCAGAGACCAGTTCCTTTA